TTGTAGTATTTAGACGTGCGACTTGCCATAATGACCTTTATCAAGTAGATACTGACAACTCTTTAGTTTGTTTACATTGTGGACAGTATTTCATGCCAACTTTTTACCGTAAAGGCGCGTTTGGATAAGTTCAGGATCTACCTTAGGCATGATGGTGGCTAATTTATCAAGTGGGTTACCATCGTAAGCTACACCACTGATGTCGTTCTTAGATAGCCAATCACAAGCTGCTTTTAGGTCTTGTGTGGTAGCCTCACCGGACTTAATACGACTGAGAAGTTCCTGAGTTACAATGTTATGCAACTCATTAAACATATCTTCCGTGGCCTTCTTTTTGTTAGCCATTTCTTAGTACAATTTGATCTAGTTTGTTTTCGATGCGAATCATGTGATCCTCCATCTTTTGTAAGGCGTTGGCTAGTTCTTGTCGTGGTACATACTTCTCAGCAAGGCGTAACTCAACACCGTCAATACGTTTGTCGATACTGTCCATGCGTGTATTAGACCTGCTGTTAATAGTAGCTATACCACCACCAATGCCAATAACAAGGGATGCAACTCCTGTAATGATTGCTTCAATCATGTTCCTTAAGTAGACGTTGTAACTTGGTGGCATATAGTGGATCAGTTGCATATCCTTCCTTCACCAATAGCTGGGCACATTCATCAGGTGTACCTGCACGGTTGACACCAGTGTAGCCCTTATAGTCCTTGTACCAACGATCTACAATGTAACTCACACAGGAGCTAAGGTCTGGAAAGTCCTTGAACCAGTCATCCATCCGTATCTCCATACCACCGACAAACTCAGTAGTGGAGACAAGAGAACCAATGCCATCACGTTCTGACTTGATACCAAAATAGTTGTTCTTACCAGATGTGTGTTTACCGTAGCCACTTTCAAGTGCCCACTGTGCTGCCACTACATCAGGAAACTTAGCACCAGCAGCCCTGGCAGCGGCTACAACGCCATCCCAAGTGTTGGTAACAGTTACCTTGGCAACGGGTGTAGAGACGGCTCGAAAGGTCATGAACCAGCCTGTGCGTGGTCCTTCCACTTCCCAACGCTTTAGCCAGTTAACCCAGGAGTACTTCACCCCCTGGCCACCAGATCCAACGGAGACATATCCACCATTGACATTATCCATCTCACCGTATGGATCGTGGAAGACACCCTTACCACCTTCATCACCGATGAGCAGCATCCAGTGACCACCACCACGGGGACCAGAAGCGTGACCACGGTGAAGAATGCCGGTAGCGACGGGGTAGCCGTTCTTCAGTTCGTTGATTAGCCCTTGTTTAGTGCCGTTCTTATAAAAGGTGGCAGTAACACCGTAGTCCTTACAGGCTTTGATGTGGGCTGTGTATTCAGTTGTATCTCCGTACTTCAGGACTGTACGGAGGTAGTCGTCATCAGCGTTACTACCACGCAATGCATCAGGTAGGAGATACTTAATGGCCATAGCACACGTGGAGCTAAAGCACATTCGATCACCGTGACCTGTTGCACTGTCAGTCTGTGGGTAATACTGAGCTACTCTCAGCAGTACCATAACTACTTACCTCGGAAGGTACGACGAAGACGACGCACTGTGTCATCCTCAGTACGGGTCTTACTGAAGTAAGCAGCAGCCATAGAGATGGCTTGGGTAACGCTGTTGGAACGACGCTTCTTAGTCAGACCGAGGTATTCAGATGTAATGAAGAGGATAAAGAAGGCAAGCGTCTCATAGGACACTTTGATGCCGAGGATGGTGATCATGGTTAAACTAGGTCACGTGTTTTTGTCATCATTATTTACCAAATATCAAAGTCTTTGTTGTAAACAATACAAGCCCTAGCAGTCCTACCGCTAACTCCACCACTAAATTGGATGTTTGTACCATCAGCAAAAGATAAAGTCATCGGGACAGACTCATTAGAATTGCCTTTGTAAAATGCTTGGGCTAACGCAATGTATCTACCGTTTGAAGCTGTGCCGTGTGGAATTACTAAATTACCACTTCCATTACAAGTACCTGTAAAGGTTACCTGCTCATAAAACGAACCATACTGGGAACTAAGTGGTGAGTTTACAGCTTTGTTGATACAGTTGTTAAATCTATTAGCTTGAAGAACATCATTGGCAAACCAAGTAGCTAAGTTGGGGAAGTAAATAGCATTACCACAGTCAGTAAAGTAGTTTCCATCAATAGTGGTATTGGTGCCTATAACAATAAGAGACCCAACATTAGCTCCAGTGCCTGGTACATTCTTAAACGTATTATTGGTAACACAACTTCCGGCTGAATTTTGTATTAGAAGATGTTTGCCATCAAATACGTTTCCTGTAATAATTTGATCTTCACCTTCGTGAAGCAAACCAACAACTCCAGTCCCCGAATAAGATCCGCCATCAAATATGTTATTTTCAACTACATTGGCTAACCCATAAAGAATTAAATCGATGTTTTTGTTGTTGAAGAATGCGTTGCTCGAAATCAAAGCATTGTTACAGTCACCAATAACAAGTCCATCACCAGTTCCTGATGTACCATCAAAATCTGTAGAACCACTATCGTAGATGCTATTACCTTCAATAATAAGAAAGGCTTCCCAAGTTGGATCCGGCTGGCCATCATATCGAATACCAACACGCTTGCATCGACGGATGGTATTAGATGAAATCTTAACATGGCGAGGTGCAGTTAAACCGACATAGCTAAACCATCCCATATTGATACCGTCACCACAGGCAACGATCTCATTACCTGAAACAACAAAAGAGTTATCAGGACTTGCTGTAGTACCTTGATGACCGGAACCAATACCTAAATCACATTTGTAAATGTAGTTATCAGCAATTGTGCCTCTAGCGCCATTATTAAAGGCAATACCACCGTCCCCACTATCCTTAGCTATGCAGTTAGTAACGATAAATTGCCCAGCGTTAAAGTTATAAATATCACCACCACATTGCTCAGTATAGCAATTTGTGATAGTTGCCTCTCCATATCCAAAAAGAATAGAGTGAACACGTTGTGGATTGGTAGCGTAGTTACGTGGAATATTGAGGAACCTACAATCAGTGATCGTCAAGCCCTTGATTGTACCAACAGTTGTTGATCCTGTAGCAATACAAGACGCTTCTCCAGTTGGGTATGGAGCAATGGAAGAACCTGGAACGAGGTTAGTAGCATCAAAAGTGATGCCCTGGATCGTGCTATAAGATGAGTTTACTGGAATAACAACTTGAAAGAAAGTATTAGTTATTGCCTTTAGAACTCCACCTTCTCCATACAGTGAGACACCAGTGGGTAACGTAAGAAGACCACTTAGGAATGTACCGATTGGTAGTGTAATGTTCTTTGCGCCGGAATTTAAGGCAGCCTGAATAGCAGCAGTATCATCAGCAACCCCATTACCCACTGCCCCAAAATCTTTAACACTCACCACATCTCGCATCTTTGATTCAACGGTGCGCTGCACAGCACCAGTGCCCAATTGGGCAAAGGTGACTTTAGACGACTCAAGACTTGTTACTTTATCGTTAGTGACGGCACCATCTGCGAGTTTTAGTGTAGTAATAGTGCCGTCAGGGATCTGGCCAGCTACAGCATTAGCGATGTTGTTAGATGCTTCTTGAGTAACATAGAGTGCCTGAGTAAAGTTATCATTCAGATCTTGTGATCGAATGGCAGAACCAGAAAAGAAGGTAGCAGATAGAGCGCTATCATCAGTATCACGATAGACACGAATGGTGGCGTTATTGGCTGGTGCATTACCAGCAGTAAACAGTACTTGACCACCATTTTTAGTCGTGTAGTTAAGGCTCTGTAGGTTGTAATGAGTGCCAGCTGTCTTTAGGACTCCCCCAACAGTAACCTTAATATCGGTAGGTTCAAGCCATTTAAAATCAAAGGTAAATGGCCCCAAATTGGAACCATTCCCATTAAATAGAGTTTGTGTGATTGCCATTTAAGGTTAGCGATACATTTGAGTTAGCCGTTCAATTTCGACCTTACGCCGATCAGCAGCCCTGGCGGCATCATCAATACGACCCTGCTGCATATAGTTCTTATTAAGGATGGACTCTTGAATAGAACGCCACATTGGTTCATTATCCCGCTGCATACGGAACTCAGCAGCCTTCTGTGCTTCTGTCATGATCTTACTCATCACAGAGTACACTTCACTTTGAGCAGCTTCAATCTCCTCAGAG